GTTGGTGATCGAGCCGTTATAGATAAAGGCATCGTACATATACACGCCGGCGGGAACCTCAACGCCGTCAATTACCTGCGGTGTGGACAAGGTAAAGTAAGGCGACCCGCTTCCGGTACCGTAGGCTTCGCTCAGAACGTCCATAAGATACGCCGGGTCTTGGCCGGTCTGACCTTGAACCCCTTCAACCGCGTTGTACGGTCCGCGTTCGTCGCCGATATTGACAAAACGCACCCAATACCACCGCGTCGCCCCGCTGCCAAGGTTATGGGAAAAAACAGTACCTGGCGCCTGCCCGATAAGAACAGCGTCGCCTAGAGAGGGAGACCCGCCGCCAACTGGCTCTTCTGCCGCCCAGATTTCTGCGTACGCGTGGCCGAGATATACGGGGGTATCCCAGGTGAGAATGATGTTTGCGAGAGCGCCGTCAGCGGTGAGATTCATCGGCGCAGGTGGTGTGACGTAGTCACCCCCCGCAGAGTCGGGGGGCACAATGCTGCCGTTTTCGACGTTGATAACTCCGGCTTCCCGCAAAGCGCCCTTGGTTACAAGCTCGCCGTCGCCCGTCGCGTTAAAGGCCTCGCGGACACGGTCCAAGAACGTGCGCAAATCGCGAGGGATGCTGCTCGTTATGGATGGTAACTTAGCCACCGGCAAGCTCCGACATTGATGTGGCCATGTGGACAGCGAAAACCTCACTGCTACCCTCGATCTGCACCTCCCAGTCGCGACCCACCTTGGACGGCAACCGAAACGGGTTTCGAGATGTCACGGTTTGGGTGTGGACAACCGCCCCGTCGGCGATGATGCTCAGAGTCATCGGGTAGGCCTCAGCTTCTAGCTGCGCACATGAAAACCCCATGATCTGCGGCATCGTGAACTTTTTGGACCGCCAAATATACTGCTTTGGGTCGCCTTCGTACCATGTCCGCAGCGACCGATCATCGAACGCCAAAAACAGCTTGTCCCGCTGCGTGTCGCGGAACCCCGCGGTGGCGTAGATGTCGTGTAGAATGAACTGCCGGGTCGACATGTCGAGAATAAAGCCGCCCTGGGTCGTGCCCGTGTCGTAGAACGCGATATACTGGTTGTCATGCGCATAGGCGTGGATCGACTCCGGCTTAAAGTATGCCTGCCACTGCTTGTAGTTGAACAAGTCTTCCGTGATGATCTGAGAACCACCGGGGGACAGCATCATAAGCCCATCAGGGGCGGCATAGACGACAGAGCTGCCGAAGCTCACGATGCTCCGCTTGGACACGCAAGCCTGCTCGAGGTCAGATTTGACAACGGCGACTGAGTCCGGATGCGCGCCCTGCATCAGGTACGGAACGCCAGTGGTGAGAACAGCCAAGGTAGTATCCATGCGGCCTAAACCCACTACCGGGTAGTCGACCGTTTGGATGTAAGTCTCAGGCCACGCGTAGGGTCTGTACGGTTCGCAGAAATAAACGTCGCGGCCAACAAACCCGGCCATCATGCCGTTCGGCATGTTGGTGAGCCCCTGCAGGTCATCGGGCGACTGGGACCAATACAAAGATGGGAGCTCTTCACCCAACGCATCAGCCGCAACGCTGTCCTCGTAACTCGACGCAGACACAGCGATCTCGTCCACAAACAAAAACACCCCGCTCACAGAACGATAAATGCGCAGATGCGTGATGTTGTAGGCGCCCGCCGGGATCGGAGCAAACCCGTTGACCGTGACCGATTGGTTAGGAGTAACCGTCACATCGAGCGAGGCAGGCGCGGGCGCTGACTCAATCTCAAACCCGGCTTCTTTGCTCACCCACGTGTACGTGTAAACACGCGTTTCCGGCACTGCGGTATCGTCTGCAGTTCCGTTCTCCGTGGCAATCGCTGCAGACGGCGGAGCTGGTAGTCCGAGGCGGCGCGCCGCAGAGGGGTAGTCTGATCCACTTGTGGCCAAGGCGGCGTAAGTTGCTTTCGGCTCCCCGTCCCCGGTAAAAAATGTCCACTCGGATGTGTCACCGGCAATCTGGCTTCGGCAAACATCCACATCAGAAGTCCAGTGGAACCAATACTGTGTATCAGAGACAGTATCCTGTCCGAAACGGTATATGGTTTCCGGGGTTCCGGACTTTGGCAGCGTGAGAATCGACGGTGTGACATCTGGCAGTGGCTGTATGCTCCCTGTAAAGACTGGGCAATTAAGCGCAACTTGAGCCTGCGTATCTTTAAGATAGCGCGGTGGGACGGCTGGCGCGATACCCCCAAAAGATTTAATCGACACGACTGGCATTGTTCGGCCCTCCGGGACACTCGCGGTCCCAAGTCAGGTTTGTTTTGTAGTCTCGCCGCAAGTTCCACGGGGCGTTTTCAGCTCGCCAATCGAGCTCTTCTTGCGAGAACTTACGCGGCTCTTCGACATCACAAAATAGCGGCTCTTCAATGGCCGCCGGCTCCTTCTGGCCGCAACCAGTGAGAAGGAACATTGTGCAGCTGGTCATCAGGAATGTTGTCCACTTCACGGTCGCTCTCCACGTCTGCCAAAATGTTGCTCAGTCGCGCTCCACACGTCATCAACTCTGCTCGCAGGGCCACGGCTTCGACAGCCAGCACGTCGGCACGGTGTTTTTGGTAGTACCCCCAACCGCCCGTGCTCAGCATGACCACAGTGACCGCGCCGATGACGTACTCGTTTAACATGCTACCTCCAGCCGTCGGCCCAAGCCTTCAGCCGCTCACGCAAAATTAGCGTACACGTTAGCACAACAACACCCGAAAAGCCGAGAATTATATACTGCGCGTATTGATCAAGGCCCGATAAAGCACCAACGGCTGTGCCCACGCCACTGATCACCCCGACAACACCTCCGCGAACAGTCTTAGACTCAGCCTTCGAACGCCGCCCTTTGGATACTGCTACAGAAGATGGTGAAACGGTGCTGGGCGCCCGCCTAACACCCAACAGTCGAGCGTGGTCGTAGGTCTTCACATTCACCTGGTTGCCCTGGTTGCCCCCTAAACACCGCCAATCGCCAGAGGTGGTGCGGCCTGCGTTGAACGCCACGTGGCCCTGCCAGCCGTTCGGGTCGCCTCGAGAGAAAACCAATATGTCTCCCTCGCGCGCATCTTCCGGGTCAACAGGCTCACCCCAGTCGAGGTACGACCTCGCATTGAGCTTGCCGGTATGTGGCATACCTGCCCTTTTAAGCATGGCGCCGACAAACGCAGCACACCATGCGGTCTCGTCATCTTTTACCCACTCATGGCCGACGTCGTGAAAATACTGGACGACTTTCGGGTTGTGGCCTTCAGCCCACTCCCACGTTCCGACATCTTTCTTTGCGAGTTGGTATGCTGCGTTCATGCCACGCCCCCTCGAACAAAATAAAACAAAGACGCAACCCCGGCAGAGGCTATGATCCAAAACAGCCTTTCGGCAAACCGCAGCGCTTGCCCGTTGGTCCCGACAGAATCTTCCAGCGAGCGCACCCGCTTCGCGATGTCCTTCTGCCCCTCATCATAGGCATCCATGCGTTTGAAGAGTGTGAGCATACGTTCCTCCATACGCGCGAGAGAAACAATAGCCTTGGCCATGTCGTCGAGCTTCTTTTCGATGCGGTCTAGGCGATCGTCACTCATGCAATCTGCTCCGGGATGAAGATTTCAATGTACCCCTCATTAGGGAACGTCTCGATAGAGCCGTCCGCATAGGTGACCTCAAACTCCGCCTCAAAGTCTCCCGACACCGCAGTATCCTCTGGCTGCCAGTCGTAACGAACACGGCCGAGTTCGGCGTCCACGACAACCACGGGTGCCACCAGGGGCTGAGCATTAGGCCGGGAGCTGCGCATGTGAAATAGGACGGTCGCACCTACCAGTTGAGCAGGTTCTCGGGACGGCGTCTCTAAGTCGGCCAGTAGCGCTGGCGATGTGTCGCCTTGTTTGATCGTGAACGCCATGGGGCCTCCTCATCCGTTTACGCTTTGAATACTCGCAGAAACGCACACAAAACTCAATATGGTTACGCGTCAACACGAACCGCACTACGCAGCCGTGCTTTTCCAATCGCTGGTAACGCTGACGAGGTTTACGGTTGTCCGTGTACGGGCCGAATTAGCCGTGGTCGGTAAGGTGGCCGAATTGACGGTGTCTCGAAAGTGAACGTGGGATTGGCCGTCAAAGGCCCCCAGTAGGGCACGCCGGCGAAGGGTCGCATTGTAAAAAGCAGCAGTAACGGTTGGGTCCAGCGCAGTAATGTGCGCGGCCTCAAAGTGGACCTCCACAACCACGTGCAACTGTTCGATCGACGGGTTTGCACCTAGAACCTCAACTGCGCCCAGATGATGCCGCTGGGTCAATGTGCCGCTGGGTACATTTGACGGGGCAGCGTTAATGTTCGCCGCCTCGAACCCGTAAGTGATGTGCAGACTGCCGTCGCCAACACCGGGCTCGGCCGTGTCAACACCCACGCAGCCCAGTTGGTGTTTCTGGGTAATAGGCGAAACACTTGCGGTAGGTTGTTCTGTGGTGACCGGCTCAGAAACGAGAGTGTGGTCCTGGGTGAGCGAAACTGTGCCGACCGATGGAACGCCTGAGACAAGCGGGTCGGCGTTGAACGTCTCTTCTTCCGACATGGAAATGCCGGGGGCGATCGGCTGGCCAGTCGTAACGTTGTTGCCTACGAATAACTGCTCTTGCTCGATAGCAAGTGTGCTGGCGACTGGCTGAGCCGCTTCAATTGCTTGCAGCGCCAGCTGGTGCTCTTGCGTGATGTCCGGTGAAATAAGAGTCGGCGCACCGGCGGTGGTTGGACCGGCAAACAGGGTCTCATCTTCCTGCATCGTGGCAGCAGAAACATCAGCCTCGCCGGTCGCGGTATTGGCGGCAAAAAGATTGTGTTCTTGTTTCGGGGTGGAGGTTCCAACGAGCAGTGCACCAGAGCTGACACCGCTACCCAGCAGCTTATGTTCCTGTGCAACCGAGAAAGCGCCTGCGGTGGGTGAACTAACGGTGATACGTTCCGCACCAAGTTTGTGGCCTTGGCCAATTTCTGGAGATTCAAACCCTGGAACGCCAGCAGAAAGCGGGTCGGCGTTGAGGGTCTCCTTTTCCGACATCGTAATGCCAAGGATGGTCGGCTGGCCTACAGTAATGTCATCAGCACTGAAGGGGTGTTCCTGCTCAATAGCAGAATCGCCGACAGCCGCCTGACCCGCGGTAATGCCATCGCCAAAAAGAGGGACAGTCTCAACCATGCTGCCGTCGCCGACACTCGGCTGACCCGTGGTGGTAGAGTCAAAGCTCAGGTCGTGATCTTGGGTAATGCCAGAAGCACCAACAACAGGTTGCCCAAGTGCGATAGACGCAAGCGTTAGGTCATGCGCTTGGGTAATCTCAGGGGTACCAAGAATCGGTTGCCCAGCGGGTATCGGGGCGGCGACAAAAGTCTCATCCTCTGCCATCGCGATTGCTGGAAAGGTTGGCTGACCTGCCGCGATGCCTGTCAGAGCTAAGTTATGGCTCTGGACGATTTCTGACGCTTGGGCAATCGTCGTGCCTGTAGTTATTGCCCCTAAGTTAAGATCATGCTCTTGGGCGATGTTTGGCGCCTGCACGACGGGCGCGCCAGAAGCGAACGGCGCTGCGTTAAGCGTTTCGTCCTCGGACATCGTAATGCCGGGAACCGGTGGTTGGCCTGTTGCAACCCCATTGGTCGCAAGATTATGCTCTTGGTTGATGCTGGGCGGCCCCGCAAAAGGCTGGCCAGTTGCCACCTCCACACAGAAAAGATCATGCTTTTGGGCAACCGCAGACGACTCGACGGCAGGGTTGCCCGCAGTGGCATCATTGCCGCCCAACTCGTAGACGACAACCGCCCCATCATCCGCGAGGGGTACAGAAGCTATTGGGGCGAAGCCAAGCATAACCTACTCCGGGTGTTTAGGTACAATTCTCAGCCAGACGTCTGCATCTGGGGCCTTCAAATAAGGGGTATCACCGGGTGCTGGCTCCTCCGCTGTGATCGGCGCCTCGATGTCTGCGCCGTAGACGATGTACTCCACGTCGATCGGAAAGATGTCAACATCTTGCAGCTCGACCTTGAACTGATCCAAATTGTTCGCGTCAATCATTCTTCCACCTCCACCCATACGGAGTATTGCCCGCTCTCATCGGTGATCTTGCGCTCTATCTTCGCCGCCTGCTCAGCCGCATTGATCGCATGCAAAATCTTCTGCTGCTCCGCGTCAAAAACAGCCGCGACGGTAGGGCTAACCGTGCGGTGGTTCAAACCAGTCTTTGCATCGTGCCAAACGAAGGCATCGAACTCCGACACATCGGCGGTGTGGAGGTCTATGACAGACCAAGTTTCAGCGCCATTCGCGGCAACCTTGACGCCGTTTATCACCCGCTTGCTGGCGTGGTCATCGCGCAGCTCTTGGTAAACACGGGCTCGGTGTGCTTGAGCCGCTGATAGTGTTTCATGCAGATAAGTATCATCAGTCCGGAACAGATTTTCCTCGGTGTGATCGCCGAAATAAGTGATGGCGTCATGCCGCGAAGAAAGCTCGCGCATCCACTGCACCCATCCAGCGTAATCGCTGTGCTCTGTGCCGGCGTAGTTGGCGTCAATCCACTCTTGCCCGGCCTCTTGGTAATCAAGAAGAGTTTGCAAGGCGAAATCGTAGTCGATCACCTCGACGTTATTGGCCGCGAACCAGTCTCCAATATACTGGTTGGCTCCATCGCACACGCCCAAATCCCGCAACATCTGCATGGATACCTTCATCCAACTGCTCCATAAACTCGATTTGCGCCGCCAAGCCACGTCACAGAGTGGCCGTTCGTATCAATCGCCTTGCCGCCTGCAGCGCCTAAGTTTTGCCCGCGGGTCGGGAGGCCGGAAGCGTCGTGGGCAGTCGCTGACCCCCCGCTGCCGCCCCAGCCGCCACCGCCACCGCCGAGGGGGTAAACGCCGCCAGGGGGAGTCTGCGCGTTTAAGTCGAACCAGATAGCGTACCCGTCCCCGGCTCCACTTTGGCCGGGTCCCCCGCCAGGAGCAGTAAACGCAGTATCAATTACTGCGCCGTAAGGTGGTGTTGGCCGACGGTCTACTTGCGCAGGGTCGACGCGCGCATCGACGTCGATGCGAGAGCTTACCAAAATGAGTTCGCCGACCCCAGTAGACGTGCCCGGCATTATGCGACCACCGCCTTGGCCTGACACTCCCCCTAAATTCGTGACTACAGGAGTACCACCACCCATAGTTTTCTTCCTCCTGTCTAGACGCCGGTTCCTGTGAGCGACGAAGCACCACTCGCGCCCCCGGCACCACCGGGGGAGCTCTCGTTATGGCCCACGAAAGTATTTAGGTTTTGAGCAACCGTTCCATGCTGCCCCAACGCGCCCCCAAGGCCAAACGATCCTAACGCGTAGCCTGTACTACTATTTCCTGTCATGGATGGGGCCCCTAAACCACCGCCGGCGCCGCCGCCGCCGGGGGCGTAAGCAGGGGTGTTAAGAATGTTTATTGGCCCACCCGTAGAACCAGCGCCGCCGCCGCCGCCGCCGCCAATATAGCCGTTGCTATTCTCAATGGTGACAGCCTGGGTCAAAATGATGGCAGGGCCACCCGATGTCGGCGGAGTGTAGGTGGCCAAGTCTGCGTTCTGGTAACCACCATTGCCCCCCTTGCCCATGATGAAGCCGTTGTTGATGATTGTCAGCCCGCCGGGGTAGGCACCGCCAGTATGGAGTGCGGCGACTGACGTGTTGTCTGACCAGATATAAACGCCGGCGTCGATAGTCACTTCCGCCGGGGAAGTGCCGTCCCAGCCTTGGCTGACCAAGTAGTTATAAAGGTTCAACTCTTGCTGGTTCGTGGTGATATTAGCAAAAAATGTTGTGATCGCCGACTTGCCGCGAAACACACCAATCCCGACCGATCCGTTGGAGGGGACCCCAGCGGCAGCGCTGTAATACTCGCTGATAGAATGCGGCGCGCTGCCACCAAACTCGGCAGCGATGTCGGCCAGAGAAATTGGTCCTGTTGTCGGTAGTGGCATGTTATATCACCCCGAAAGCAGTCACGTCACCAACCACTGTAAGGTTGCCAGAGCTGTCCAGCTTCATCTTGTTGACGCCGCCAGTGGCAAAATATAGTACCCCGCCGCTTTCAGTGACTGTCCAGTTTCCAAGATCGACCGTCGTGGCATTAATGGTGCCGAAAGTAGGGTTGTCGCCCGGTTGAACAGCACTGTCGGCCAAAGCGCCTTGCGCAGAGGTAGCGAAGGAAGAGGCGTGCTGGCCATCCAACAAGTCAGCGTCTAGACCAGAGCCAGAGCCATCGTTGCTAGATGACCAAATTTTATACCAAGACGACCACGAAGATGAATACCTTGTTCTATAGTGGAGGCTTACCCCGTTATAAGGTACTGCCAACTGTGTCAGGTTGCCAGAGCCGTCTTTGCTAGAATACTCCCAACTAAATGAATGGTAGTAGGTGCTCGTTCCGTCTGGTCCGTTAGCATCATTACCCTGCAGCAGTGTGCGACCGCCGCCAGACCTAGCGTTGGTCACATCATTCCAGTCTTGCACCCCCCCTGAAGTTTCAGCCCCAAATCCTCCATATATCTGGCCAGAGTCTAGGTATAAATCTCCAGTAACAGTGCCTCCAGACGTCGGAAGCGCGCCAACGCTCGAAGCGTCGAGCGTTGTAGAGCCTAGGCCCGTTACATGCCCAAAACCATCAAGCGTGACGTCTTGGACAACAGTTGGGCCGGAGTTGTTTACTGAGCCTTGTGTTGATGTATCAGCGTGGTTGAGCGTTACACTGCCGCTCGTGCCACCGCCCGTGAGACCGCTACCAGCAGTCACACCCGTGATGTCGCCCACATTTGTCGTGTAACCGGCGTCGTTGGTCAGGGTGGATATGTTATCGCCCGGCTGCGTGGCGGTATCAGCAAGACTGCCCTGAGCAGCCGTTGCATAGTCTGTCGGGTCGAACGCCTTCACCGCAGCAAGGTTGGTGACCTCGCTGTCCATCAGAGCACCCGCCGCAGTCACGTTGGCCGTGTCGGTTACGTCTGCGCCAGCCTCAATACCGTCCAACTTTGTCTTGTCGCCGTCGACAAACGCACCCTCGGAAGGGGGTTGCTGAATGTCGACCCCTGCCGCAGATACAAAAACAATCGCCCCACCAGACAGGTTGAGCAGCGATCCTGTCGAACTTTCCGTCAATGATCGACTTAGGGTCGTCCCAGAAGCGGTGTAGGTGCCAAGGCCGATCTCCCACGCGCCGCCATCCTCGATAGCGTAGCGCACCACATCGCTGTCAGAAACCCCTGCTGCCGCAAAGGTCTGATAGCCGTCAACCGCTGACCCAAGGGTGATCGTCCCTGTGCCAGTGGTGGCCGTGGTCATTTTTGCACGGTTGACGAGTTTGGTCATGGTTCACCTGTGCCAGTGTTGCCGTAGTTCAGCTTACGCCGGATCAGGGATGCCGATTGCGACAGACGACAGAGTAAAGGTGTTGCCCGATGTCACAGACTGAGAAGCGGTCAGTGAGCCGGTGGCCAGCAGGCGGCTATTCACCGTGTCCACAATGGCATAATGGGTTGCGGTGCCGGTGCCTGTCACCGATCCATCGGTGATAGCTGCGACGACGACTTCACGGCCACCGCCGGAGCGGTCTTGCGGCGCGCCAATCGACAATGACGTGCTGTTGCCCAAGCTGCTTGTGCTTGTCGCGTCGGTGTAGCTGGTTGCCTCTTGCGAAGTGATGTGAATTTCGTTTGCTTCGGTGTCCAGAACGGTCAAGCCGTTGTCGAACACGCGGTTGTCGAGAAATGCCATGGTTGCGTCTCCTGTATGGCGGCTGGGTGGTTATGCGAAGTTAGAGCCTCGCACGCGTAAATTTGTTCGTCGGACCCCCAGGCCGGCGGCGTCATCAGCCTCTCGCAAAAACTTACCCTTGTAGTAGTTAGCGATGTCGGGATTGGTCCATTCCTTGCCGGGGATGACCGCCAGGGAGGCAATCGCTCCGCAAGCGATCGTGCGCCCGTGGGTCTCAAACACAAAGTCCGGAACCCCGCGGGAACTTAGTGAGGGCTTCAGGGCAACCGTGGCATTAATGGTGTATGCCGCATCCGGAGCCGGCAGGAGCCGGACCTCCTGGCCCCGAAATATGTAGTACCTATCTGGCCGCTGGTCAGGAGCAGCCATATCGCGCGGGGTATGCGCAGGGGCTATACGGTTGATAGGCAGCCCATCCACACTGAGCGCCAGGATGTTATCGAGCAGAGCCCCGCTTTCGATCTCAACGAAATAATCAGTCTGCCCTGCTTCGGTGGTGAACTCCGGGCTTTGGTAGACCCAGACCTGCGAACGCTCGCAGAAATCTATGGCCGCGTCCCGAAGGTGCTGCTCAATGACAACCTCCGGGCAGCCTGGCACGTGCGGTTGGACGTGCTTGTAGAAGTCTTCCCACCGCTTAGCCATATCAGGTCACCGTACTTGCATTGGCTGGAGCCACCGCGGAGTCAGTCTGAGACTTGGCTCCGATCGCAGCGTTGAATGCCTGGTAGGACGCAGAAGCGCGGGCCTCATTCGCCCCGTACTCCGCATCTTTTGAGTAGGCTCGGTACAACACCCAGTCGATAATCGGCGACATGTAGATGTCATCGAGCTTGATGACCTCCGAACTCCCCGTGGCCGGGTCCAACTCGGCCTCGGTTAGGTTGTGCGTGTCAGGCGCATCCGCGTAAACCACCTCGATCTGGGCCGCAGTTGTAGCCGGCGGGTAGACGAAAAACTCTTTGGGTTGGCGGGCGTCAAACGTGTAGTGCTGGATGTCCACCGTGTTGGTTTCGGCGTGCCATGCGGGGCGCTGGTCATCGAGGACGCTCCTGGCCACCAAGCGGATGACCTTTTTCGATGACGTCGCCGCCACGTTCCTGGTGACATCCAAAAGCCGCAACGCTGACGGGAACTCAGATGTGATGACCTGACGCGTGCCCTCGGTGCACGTAAAAGTGCCGGACTTCGCATTCGCATCCGGCCGCAACAGCGTGATCGCAAGGTAAGACTCGTTGAGCCAATTCTGCAGCTCCAGGCGAGGCCAGCGGATGTTAGTATCCTGAAGAACATCCTCCACGCGGCGGATAATGTCGGTGACTTTTACGGTGGGCATTGAGCGTCCCCCTTAGGCGTCAGCGGCGTCGGGTGCTGACGGTTTTGTTTTGGGTGCGCTTGCCTTGGCTTTGGAGGCAGGTTTGAAGGTCTTCGCCAACTCTTCACCTTCCGCGGTCAACACAAGGCCATCACCCATGACTTTGGCGATCACGACGCGCTGGTCGCCGACACGCGCTACCGCGCGGTTGCAGGCAATCTCTGCGTCCATCTCTTTAATCAGCTTGTACGGGTCCATTTCGGTATCCTCTCTAAGGGTCGGGAGGGGCCGAAGCCCCTCCACTTAGGTCAGTGATCAGGTGGCCGAGCCAACCAGCGATGTGATCAGCGCTTCGTCCTTGATGACCTTGCGGCCATACACGGCCAGTCCGCGGACGATGTCACCGAAATCGGTCTGGTTACGCAGCGGCTCAGTCTTGCTGATCTGCGAGGCGAAGGCACAGGAGGCCTTGGTGCCTGCAACCATCATGCGGCGCGCCTTCGCGTTGGTGACGTCAGCACCGCTCGACGTTGCAGCCAAGCCGGGGACCAGAGCCTTACCAGCGGCGCCTTTCGGCAACAGGTTCGACACATAGACCTCAAAACGGTCCAGCATGCCGATCTTGCCGGAACGGATCGTCGACGACGCGTCACCGGTGAAGTACGCCTGTGCGATGTCGGTCTGCATCAGCAGCTGACGGTCGTAGGGCGTAATGATCAGCCAACGACCTTCCTCGGGAACGTTCTGCTCGTCCAGGGCCGCCGACATGCGGAGGATGGTCTTGAGGATGTTCGAGGGCGTCGCCTGGTCGACCGGCGCGGTGTCCGTGCCCAGGTCGTACTCGCCCGACAGAGCACCGGCTGTGGCGCCTGCGTTGGCGGCGTTGGCCCCATCGTTCACGAACCACTGGAAGAAGCAATCTTCCTCGATCTTGATCTTCAGCTGCTTGGCTGCGTCGTCGGTGAACATGTTCATCAGGTCCATGTCCGCCTGGTGCGCCATCACGTCGTTGACTTGGACGCTGAAGTACTTGCCCTTGTCGATCTGCATGTCGGTGTAGACCGGAGCCGGAACTTCCGACTGCAGGGTCGTGCCCGCGCCAGCATAGTCGTTGATCGTGATCGACGGCGCAGTGCGAATGCGGATCGTGTCACCCTGGTTTTTGATCTCGCCTTCCCAGTCGGTGTTGGCGATCTCGGTCATCATGGTGTTGGCGTAGAACTTCGCGTTCAGCTTGTTCGACCAGAGCTGCGGGATAAAACCGCCGCTGTATTCGGGGTTGGTGGTGAAATCACCAGTGGTGGGAAAAACAGCCATTGTGGCCTCCTATAAGTTGGTTCCAACAGCTGCTAACACGTAAGCACTTATTTTAAGCTCTCACGCGACCTTCAAGGTACGCAGCCGTTATGTTCGCTTCAAGTTTGGCCGCCTCGTCAAACATCCCCCGCGTGTTCAGCTGCCGGATTTTGTCCCAGGCGCCCTTCACCTCTCGCTCGGAGTAGATTTTGGCGTCCTTGCCGGCACTCTGCGTCCGCGCGGAGTTTGCGGAACGATTTGGCGCGACCTGCTTTTCAAGTTCGGCTTGGCGTTTGTCGGCCACCGGCTCTTTCGTCTCGGCGATGCTCTCTTTGAACAGCTTCACATAATGTGCGACTGCCTCAGCATCTCCGGCGTCAAAAGCGGCTTTGGCCTGAACCCGGCGGGGGCCTCGGAGCATGGGGTCATACTCATTCAGCCACGCAACCCAACGTTCATCCTGGTCAACTTGGGCAAAGTCCGGCACCAGCTGATTCAACTGCTGCGCAAAACTCATCTCCCCGACCTGGTTCCCGGTTTTCGCGATCTGCGACCGCAAATCTTCGATCACCTCCGACTGGGCCTTGAGCTGCTGCTCATACTCGGCAGCCACCTCGCGCGCCACGCGTCGTTGAACGTCGATCAGTTCTTCACCAAACTCCTCTCGATCGGCATCAGTCACATAACTGACTTTCTCCTCCGGCTTCGTCGGCTCACTCGACTTTTCGCGCTCGGACAGCTGCCTGCGCAGCTCATCCACTTGCGATGTCAAGTCCCTGACCTGTTCGTGCAGTCGGGGAACCTCAGCGTCGTACTTGCCCCGCAGGGTGTTGTACTTCTGCTTGAAATCGTCCGCTACGTCCGTCGGTGACGTGTCAGCTGGCTCTGCACTCGCAGGTTCGGCGGCTTCCTCAGTCTCGGTGTCGGCGTCAACAGCTCCAGTGTCCTCTTGATCCCCCGTTTCAGCCGTTTTTTCAGCTTTCGGGGTCTCTTTCGGGGCCTTCAGTGTCTTTTCCAGTTCTTCGACTTCGGCAAGCTGGGCTTGCACCTGTTTTGGCAACGCCATGTTTATCTCCTTAAAGCACCAACTCTGTTTCACAGCGCCCGAAGTATGCTGCTCCCGTCATGGTGTGCTTCGGTTGTGCGCCTAAGCGCGTTTTACTACCTCGGCCGACTCTTCAGCCGCCCTCAGCAAATCTTCAAATGCTTCCGCTCGACCCTGCAGGCGGTGGATCATGGCCATGTCGCCCGCGTGGACCAGCTTCTGCTTCGCCGCCTCCAACTCGGAGGTCAGCAACCTCAACAGCGCCTCATTTCCCATCTCCTGGAACCGGCTCAGAGCCTTTACCGCCTGTGGGTCAGCACTATTCAGGTCAATCATGCGAAAACGCTACTCTATATGTGCTAACGTGTCAACATAATGGCACATCATCGGCCATTGGGGCGTGCGCTGATCGTATTACTCTGCCGACCGCCGACCTGGCTGCCGTCTTCTTGGAGGTTCTGGGACGGGTCAGCCCCCATCTGTTGCTGCTGCATTGCGGCCATCTGAGCGGCCTGTTGCTGCTGCATGAGCTGCTCTCGCGTCGGTACCAGCTTGTCGACATTGGTGTTGAGGTTGCCCGCCAAGTCTCGCATGAGCTCCGCCGTCCCCGGCAGGCCAACGATCTGCTGGGCCACCGGGCTTTCGAGGACCAAGCGCAAGAACTCGTTCTTCCGTACCGCCTCAGCCTCCTTGACGACGAGGGACATAGCGCCACGGGCTTCGATCTGCACATCACCGATCAAGTCGGGGTCCTGTGAGTAACGCATGTTGCGCTGGTATTGGCGCTGCAGCATCGGCTGAATGACATCGTAGTCGATGTTCCCGATCACCTGTTTGATGCTCTTGCCTGCGTTCGAGATCAGCATCGAGAGGCCTGACGACGTCCGCCCTGCCCCTGGCACGTGCTCACCGGTCATGTAGCGCGGGATACCTGACACCTCATCGGCAATCGACAAAAACCGGTCAAACACCGCCATGAGCTCCTGCGAGTTCGACTGCGGCTGGAAAAACGTCATGGGCGGGGACGCATCGTTATAGTCAGACTGGCGAAACTGCCAAATCTTCCAGGGGTACATCTGCGAAACGTCCTCGCCGGCGGGCAACCGGCTGATATTCACCCCAACCTGCGGCCCCGACGAAATCCCCATGTTGTTCGACAGCGCACGCGCCGCCGCGTTACACATGTTCTGGGCGTCCATGCAGAGGTCAGCCACGCCGTTCCCGTCGATGCGCCCCGGCACTTTCTCAAATGACGTCACATAGTACGGCTTTCGGCCCATCGGGTCATAGTTCAGCACCGCCTTGATCACAGTGTTGTTCACCATCCACACTTCGCAGGGGTAGGACATCTGCGGGTCAGGAATCTCAGCTTCATCCATCCCCCAATCCAGCAGCATCTTGCCAGGGATCGAGTCCCACAGCTGGAGCGCAGTAATCAGGTCGTCGTGGGCGTCGTCGTAGTCCTTACCCATGGCATCTTCGATCTCGGAGTCATCGTTCTCCAGCCAATCGAGCATCCCGATGCCAAAATTAGACAGTATCGACCTCACCGCGGCCTCATCGTACCCATCCACGTCAATCATACCCTCAACATCCTCGCGGGTGAGGTGGTGGAGCTCGATGATCGGCATCTCTTGGGGGTCATCTCCCCACGGCGCCCAGTAGAATTTGTACGGGTCGACACGCTCCCACTCATCGCGCAGCACATCCACAGCGGCCAAGCCACCTTCGACGTACTTCATGGCCTTACGTTTACGCGGGATCGGCCCTTTCAGGACAGCGAACGGGAACGTCGCGATGTCGTTGGTGAACTCATACAGAGCTTTCGTGAACCCACCCTCAACGAGCTGGTCCTCCATTTTCTTCTCCATGCGGTCGACGCGTTTATCCGCCTCTTCCTTCATGGCCCGCATCGCGGTGTCTTTCATGCCAGCTGCCAGCTGCTGCAGCTCCATCGGGTCAACCGGCGGGTTTCCTGCAGCATAGTACTGCTGCAGGTTTTGCTCCATTATGCGCTGGAGCCGCTCTTGTACCTGTGGAGGCACTTCCGGGACAGGCGTCGCGGACAAGGCCCAGGGTTTGTCATCCCCAGTCCCGAGCAGAGTGTCCCGCAGCCAGGCTGTGGCGGTTCGACATTTCGTCGAGACGACACCCATAAAAATCTCCGAGCCGCCATGCTCGCGGATTTCAGCCAGTTTTTCAGGGGAATACTCCATGCTTCGGGCGCGGAGGCAGTCTGTGAGCCGCGGCTCAATTTCCAGTCGTTTGTGGTCACGCATCACCTCCCACCGCCGCCGCACATGGGCAGCAAGACCTTGGATCAACGGCGTGTTCTGCTTTTCAGCGGATTCTCTCCGGGCCGCTTCCTCAATGTCTGAGGCGCGAGCAACCGGAATCAAGGCTGGTCCAAGCTCCATAGCACTATCTCTTATGTGACGTCACAAAAGCACAGTAGCCGTTATATGCTTACACGTCAACAAATTGACCCCCAACCCGTTAGAGTCAGGGGTCAGCCGCGCACCGCAGGGGCAAACACGGCAGTCTTTATTTACGGCGCGCTTTTTTCTTCAGGCACTTGCCGGCCGCCTTACACTTCGCCGGCGTCGGGCACCCACTGCAGGGTTTGAACGCTTTTTTCGTTGTCTTTTTGCCGTAAGCCATATCTATGTCCTTTTCTTACCGCTGGCGGTGTTCACCACTTCACGCGATCCGCCCAGTATGCCGCCGACATCTTGCCCTTCTTGATGTTCTTCGCGTGGCGCGCTTTGAAGGCCTTGTTCCGCTTCGAGCCATCAGGCGATCCCTTGACACCCTGCTGGCCGAAACGAATAGTCTTCACTTTGTCCCCCTCTTTCGCCACGACGACATGTGACTTCGTGGGGTGGTTCGGCGTCCGCTTGGGCTTGTTATACCCGCTGACACCGGCGTTTTTCAGGCGTGCATCTGTTTTAGCCATGTGATCCCCTTTCTACGTCCACCCTCCGGCAGACACTCTGCGCACTTCGCGGCGCTCTTCGCCAACACTCCCACCGAACACCTCACCGCCATCTGCATGCAGGCACAGGTACTGGAAGGCGTCCGATATGTCCGACCAGGGGTGGCTCTTCTCCGGCTTTTCGTCCTTCACACCCTTCGTGTTGATCTTATACCGGTACTTCCCCGCCAGGGCCTGCACCAACGAGTTCGCGTGCTCGGGGTCCACGATCAGGCCGTATTTCCCGTCAACCACGCGGGTCAGGTACTTCTCCACAGCCGCGATCCGCGCAGCGATCGAGTTCGTCCGCGCCGGTTTGACCAAAAACCCCTCGTTTTTGTAGATGTCAGCCACCGTCCGCTCATCTGTCTGGACGCGCTGGAACGCCGCGGGATCAATCACCACCATGGCCTGGCGCCCAGGGAACTTGTTCGTCAACAGAGGCTTCAAACGCTCCTGGATGAACCGTAACGCGCCCATATCCTCAGAAATCAGGCTGTCGTAGACCACAAGGCGGCCATCGTACCCCTGCTGTCCGATCACCGCGGCCGGCGTAAGCCCTGCATCCACCCCAATTATCAGGGGGGCTTGGGAAAACATCGGGGTGATCTCATGCTTGGCGACATGCGCAGACCGGTCAAACGACTTGAACACAGGCTGCCCAGACAGTGATTTGCCGAATTTCGCGTGGATGTAGACGTCGATCCAGTCCTCGGTCTTACCCTGCGCCAGGTTGTCGTAATAATCATCAGGCAGGAACTTCGTCCAATCGGCCTCAGGGCTGAGACCAGACGGCTGGATCGTGATGTGTACGTTGTCCGGTGGGTTCGAGATCAAATCTTCCCAGAAAGTATCCTGGTCCGGCGGGTTGGTCATACCCCACAAGTGGGCGTTCATGCGCCCGTCGTCGGTCTTACATCCAACCCCGTTCATCATCTTGTCCGGGTATCGACCCACACGGCCCTGGGCGGCGTTGTAGATGTCTGGGTGAATCTCGCGAAACTCGTCGAAGATGATAAAACTCGCCTGCAAAGACAGCAGTCGACGCACGTCGTTCTGGTCGTCCAGGCCGCGGAACAGCACCTCGCACTCAATATCACCCACCTTGATGATGAACTTGTACTCGGTTTTCAGGAACGTCCCCATGACCCCGTTGGGAATCCACTTCAGGAAGTCAGGAATACTCGTGTCGCGCAGCTGCTCGCGCGTGTTGCGCACCCAGATGCACCGAGATCGTCGGACGCCATCCTTGCACGGCGCCATCTGCGCCGCATGGTGCAAGATTTTCATAATCCCAGCTGTTGTCTTCGTAGACCCCACAGGGCCGATCGCCAGCGAGATGAACTTCTCCGAGTAAAAGAACCCGTCCAGGCTCTCGATGACCTCGAAATTGATCTCATGCATCAGAGACTGCCTTACCCTCGATCGTAACGCCTTCCTCGGCGTCTTTGGCGCGAGTGATGTTGATCACCACCTGCGGGCCGCCACCGGCGTTGGCATCCTCTTTCTCCGGGTCCAACTTGCCCATCTTGTTGAGGAGCTTCTGGAACTCGATCCGGGCCATCGGGTTGATGTCCGGGCCCTGCATGAACCGAAATAGGTTGTCGAGATTCACTGCACCCATCAGGCGTGCCACGACCTCCACCTTGGTGGGGTCTTCCTCGATCATCTCCAGCTGGCCACGGGAGAGGATGGGTTTGTCGCCTCGGGTCGGGTCAGAGATTTTGTCGACTTTGCTCATAGGTTCATAAGCTAACGCGTAAACACATATTGGTCAATCTGAAGTGTGTTGGTAAGGGCCAGACTGGCCCTACCAGCTCGTGTTTTTAAGGCATATCCCGGTCATAATGCCACTGCGTACGCAGTTCTGGTATGGCGAGGCAATGTAATAGAGCGCCAAAAGGCATGCGGCCGCTACGAGTACCACGAGGGTCGGGTTTTTTGGGTCAAGGTTCATGGGGTGTCCTGTAATTGGGGGCTGCGACCGTATGGTTTGGTGGGGTGTGTGTCAAGGATTGGGCTGGTTTTAAGTGTGTAATGTGTTGTGTGTTTAAAAAGGGTCAAAATTTGGTTTGGGTTATACGCGATGCCTAAGGGCTGGGTGGGGTGGCCACCCCCATCGGTCCCTCCCCCCCTCTGTTTACGCTGCGCCATTGGTGTAGCGAGTTGATCAGGTGGTCAGGCATAGGGACGCGCGAGTGTCCAGTCTTTCCCCCCGCGTGTGTGACGCTCTTTGACATTGATATTTTCCCGCGTTGGTAGGACAAATCCGTCCGATAATCCCTCGAAGTGCGCGCGCTTAATTCCCTAACCAATGGGATACGGCTGGCGTATTGTAGGGCAAGTGCCTCCGCTTGACGTCGGGCTATAGGAAATGAGGTAGGCGTAGTGTGTCTGCGCCTTGGCTGGAATGGCCACCGACGCGGTATCGTGCGCGAGCGCGGCGCTAGGTAAATAAAAGGTGGCGGGACGACCCCGACACGTAGACGACACGACAGAACCAATACAAGCGAAGCCCCACGGGCCTAGTGTGTATCGCACTCACATAATTGACGCGCGGAATCTATACGTGCCCGCAGCGTCATCCGTGATGTGCCAACACATGATATACGTGGGCAATGGTTCTGCGCCGGTGTGAAAGCAAAGCCTTAAATCTGGACATGCGAGCTGGCGACACGTTGGCGGCGTGTAATGCGCACACGTGTGTGCGTATTATTGACCGTCAATCTCACTAAGCAAAGGTGTATCAAATGACCAATACCAATGTATCCCCCGTCATGTTGTGGGCTGAAAATGCTGTCGAACAAGAAAAGGGCTTTCTGCCTGCTGTCTTGGAAGCGATGGACCAGTTTGAGCAAGGCAACCGCACGGACCTGTCTATCCTTCTGACCGTCACGCATGGGTTCAAGACTGACCTTGTGCCTGTCATCGAAAAGCAACGCATGGAATACGCCACGCCATTGAAGAAAATCCTTGCGGCTTGCATGCCTGACCTGCGCTTCAAGAAAGACGCCAAGAAAGCGTCGGGCGTGGCCTATACTATGGAACTGTCTGACGACGCGGATTACTACGTCGACCCCACGGATGCGCGGGACGCGCTGCGTGTCATCGTGGCCGAGGGCCATACCCGCAAGGGTGATGCGTTCAAGGGCTGGCTGAAAGCCGTGACGCGCCCCAAGGAAGTCGTGGCCAAGACTGCGGCTGAGACGCGCGAGAAAGCCGAGAAAGACGCGCCACGTCTGGCCAAGACTGCGGCTAAGGCTGGCCACGACAACATGGCCTATATGATGGCCCTGCGTGACGCCCTGAGCAATGAGATCGCCAAACAACAGACGCGCCTCGCCATTGCCGCCGAGTAATCTGCCAACACGTGAATACCCCGAGCGCCCTGCATGCCACATGTGGGGCGTTTGATTGTGTCCACTCAGCAGAAGGAAACAGGATATGGATAGCTGCCTCGCCTCACCAAACCGCCCGTCCAAGACAAAAGGTAAACCGGCATGCACTGCATCACGTGACATGCTGCGCCGCGCCACCACGCGCGGTCATGTGGCCACCACCAAACTACGCGCCAAACTGCATAGGGTAGAAATCCAGCAGCACGACTCATCATGGTGCCATGTGGTGGGTGGTAATATCGTGGCGCGGTTCGACTGCGTGACCCAGGCTGTGGACGCGCTTGCGCGTCCGTAATTCCCGCTTCCCTACCTGTCTGGATGTAACCTGCATGCAGGTTACATCTGTTTGCGGCTGGTGTCAACACGTAAACACCACAAAAGCGCCAGAAAACCAGTGCAGGTGTAGACGCCAGTTTTGGCGTCTATTTAGGTTGTCTTTTTTTAAGTGACTGTTTTTCTTTACTAAAACCCTTGTAAATAGACAAAAAGACAAAAAGACATTAAATAAGAGTGTATTGGGATTGGCGTTTACCCCTGGCATTGGGAGACGCGAGCGCGCCGCGCTCAGCACACACTCCACCCACCCAGTCTATCCTCTGGAGAAACGTCTTTTTGTCTACATAGGCCGATTTTATGTTTATTTCCAATGGCTTAGCCTAAATAGACAGAGTCAAGTTTTGTCTATTTACAACGTCTATTTAGCACCTGGCGTCTACATACCCGTGGCGTCCCCGCCCAAAAAACGAAAAAACCGGACCAAATCGGCCCGGTCTCTGTTGTAAGCTGCCTCCGCAGCTTACAACCGTTCGCCCCACCTGTCAACACGTAAACACAAGAAAAGTGGAGACCCCCACCATGCCAGAAACACGGACCATCACCCTCAACATGGATGCAGACCTGAAGACCAAGATCGCGGAGGTCACGGGCTACGAGGCCCTTCACCAAGCCGTGGGGTATCTTGCCGGGTGGAACATGACGTTTGGCCATGTGGAGATCACAGCCCACGACACTGACCTGATTGAACTGTCTGCGGTGTATCGTGACGACCCATCCGGGCCGATCCGCTACGTTATTGGTGCACTGTGGCAGGACAACCCC